ACGAAGTCCCCTGCTATAAAACCCCGTCACGATGGTATTGACCGATTTTGACGTAAACTCAATCTTAACCGAAAAACAAGCTGAGTATCTTGCTAAGAACTACTCAACGTTGGTAAATTTGAATTTTACCAACACAAGGACACATGACCACCCGCTCCTACACGAGGAACGCGCTATAGCGGAACACTTACTTTATTTAAAGGCAAGACATTCGGGCTGCAAAATCGTTGACGTAGGGGGTAACCCAACTAGACATGCCAACAAATCCAGACAAGTTTGGTCTATGTGCCCTATACTTTCAGCCAATGACTTAGCTAGAAATTCAAATTTTAAAGGCAACTTTTGTGAACATAGTATTTCCAATTGCGATTGTATAACGCACCCTAGAACCTATATGGCCCTAGACGTTGTGTATTACTTGAACTTTGAAGAAATAGCATATTTAGCAAAAGAAGGACTAACTGCAGCCTGCATAAATTTCACTAAGTTTTATGGATACTTACCAAACAATAATTTGCCACATGAAGCCCAATATGAACTTGATGTGGAGGGCAAAGTATCTATGGTTGTAAAGGGGTCAAACAATGGGTATAACCACGATGCATGCTTGTGGACAACCCGAACTAATGGTGTCAACTTAGCCTCAAAAACGTTAACATGGAAAGTCTATAAAGTAACCGATGTGTTTGTATATTTAGACTTTTACGTTGGCAAGGCTGGGTTGCCCATTAGCCCAGTACCCGAATTATATTCTACTAGTCTCGATCAAATTAGAAACAAGGATGTTAATGTTTCTCATGAGATCAGACCTTATGAATTTGATGACGAGAGGAAATACAATATTTGCGGCTATCCCTTTTATGCCAAACAGGGGAAAAGAACGATTTACTTACCAACAGCTATAGTTTTATTGTTGCGCATGCACCGATTCAATCGCAAGTTTGATAACGATGTATGCAACACAATGATTGCAGAAGCCAATAACCTGCTTAGGAAAAGTAACTTGCCTATGAAACAAGTCAATGATATTATGCCCTGGCTCATAAGAGTAGCTGCTCTTTATGGGGTACAGGATGAGGAACGCGCCCTAGATACTCTGCACTCCAATAGGAGATTTACTATACTACCTGCAAACTTTGCGCCTTTTAAGGCTACCTTAGTTTACATGGGTTGTATTTGTCTCTTAGGCGGCATGACTATCATCGTAATCCATTTCTCTCTGCTATCAAGCGTATGGGTTTTGCTAGTGGATGTGCTACTATTTTTCTTAGGCACATTCATACTTGCACTGGTATTGTTGTATGTCACACCAGTGATTCGCAAAGCCAGTATAATAGATACGGTCCTGCGGTTCAATAGACAACAAGGTGGTATTGTTGACTATAGAACGCCCCTCCTATCCCCGGTAGAAAAATTAGCCATGCCTATGTATCACTCAGATATTGATAAGCTTCCTGTAACTGATCTACAGCAGATGACTATGGAAATTATGCCACTTAATTACAATGACCCTAATGGTTCAATGTTAATTAGTGTCGGGTTTATAAATGCCATACCAAGTGTGCCTGCATCAGACATGACCAATGAACTTATTGCAATAGAACAGCGATTAATAGGCGACCAAACCCAAATATTTAATAGACTTAATGTAATACCTCCTCCTGAAAACAACATCTGGTTACAAGCCTCAAACACTGCTCTAAATGATAAATTGTTTGAAGGCATTGATACGGAATTTTTCAAAACATATGATAGAAGCGTGGTGTACTTGGCCTGGAACGAACGATTTAATCCTTCTAAACAAGCTAAGCACAACGCAGCTTATCAAAAATATGATGATCCCGCTAAATTTACAGATGCTGAATTTAAGGTCAGTTCCTTTGTGAAGGTAGAATTAAATAATAAATGGGATTTTGGTTTTGGCAAAGAATACAAGCCACGTGCTATACAACAGCTGAAAGATTCAATTAAAGTATTCGCTGGACCATATTTTTGGAAATTCTCTAGTGAACTTTCACGTATATGGAATAGTGAACACTTCATGTACTACCCTTCAGGGTCTTCTGCTGATCAAGTTGGCAAGTGGTTTGTGGATTCAGTTGACTTTGTCAATTCTAGCGGTGGTGATTTGAAATTTATAAAGAATGATTTTTCGTCATTTGATGCAACAATAAGCACATCAGCCCTGCAAGCAGAGATCAATATCTATGCTTCCCTAGGAGCGCCAGATTATATTGCTTACATCAAGGAAAAACAATTTTCAACCCAAGGCTACACAACAAAAGGAGGTCGGTTTAAATTCATTGGAAGACGTTTGTCAGGAATGGCAGACACAACAGTTTCCAATAGTATTGACAATGCTGTTGTGACTTATGCAGCATTGAAGCAACAGTTTAAACCTGATATCATCAGACAATCGAC